CTTTTATGCTTATTTTAATGAAGTTGATATAAATTCATATTGTACTCCAACGACTAAACTGGTGTATACTCCAACAGGTTCTACTGAAATTCTAAAAGCAGCAAACCATAAACTTTGGAATACTTCAACTAATGTCGGTGGATCTAGCACAGACATTAAAAGAAGAATCGGTACAGACGTACAAGTTTGTTTAACACGTGGTGACGTAATAACAAAATCAGACAATTCTGCATCAGCAGTAGTTGTTGGTAAATATTTAATACATAATGATGATGGTACTACATCTTATGCGCTTGATTTAGTTAATATTATCGGAACATTTAGTTCAGGTAATACATTTACTGGATCTATTAGTAATCAAACAGGAACTGTAGTTTCGGTAACAACTAATACTACATTAACTACAAATCAATCAGGTGAAGTAAACTTCTTGTTTAATATACCAAATACTGAATCTGTTCGTTTCCGTACTGGTAAATCTACATTAAAACTAATGGATTCTGCAACTTCTACAGGAAATTATACTTCTCGTGGAATCGGCACTTATGAAGCCACTGGAACACTTCAAACTGTTCAAGGTATAGTTAATGCTGTTAGAAATTCTACTATTGTTCAAGAACAGATTAATCCTCGTGCTGGTGATCCTAATACTTATGAGGTCGTTAATAGAAATGGTAGTTCTACTTCTACCAGAGTTATTGCTGATTTAACACCAGCATGGACAGATCCACTTGCACAATCATTTTATGTAGAATCAAGAGGTGGTGCATTCTTAACAAGTATTGATTTATTCTTTGCAACTAAATCTGCAAATGTCCCAGTAACTGTACATATTCGTGAGATGGTCAACGGTAATCCGACACATCAGGTTCTTCCATTCAGTAGTGTAACTTTAAATCCAGATTTGGTTAATGCTCCTGTTTCTGGAACTACTGCAGAAGCATCAGGATATACATCTGTTGCTCTGCCTGATGGTAATTCTTATGCAGACTATAACACAGCAACGAAATTCACATTCGAATCTCCTGTCTTTGTAGAAGACAGTAAAGAGTATGCATTTGTTATTCAGTCTGATTCAAATGATTACAGAGTTTGGATTTCTAATATGGGTGATGTCATCCCAGGAACAAGTAGAACTATTTCTGAACAACCATATGCTGGTGTAATGTTCAAATCTCAGAATGCTTCTACATGGACACCAGATCAAAATCAAGATATTAAATTTACAATACATCGTGCTGTATTTGCTACAAATACGGTTGGTGCTATTGTTATGACGAATAATGTTTTACCTCATGACCAATTGAAAAATAACCCAATCCAAACTGTTACTGGATCTAATGTTATTAGAATTTGGCATCCTAATCATGGTATGTCTTCTGGTTCTAGTGTTCAACTTAGTGGATTGACTTCTAATATTAATGGAATCCCAGTCGGTGAAATCAATACGACTAAAGTTATTGCTAACGTAGATGCTCATTGTTATACAATAACTACTAGCACAGTTGCTACTTCTACTGGTTATTCTGGTGGTAACTTACTAAAGGCTTCTAGAAATATTGCATATGATTTAATTAAACCAACTTTGCAGATGCAAACTTTCGGTGAATCATTAGCAAAATTCTCTATGAAAACAACATCAGGAACATCACCTGATGGAGCACAAACATCATATGTTATAGATACTTCTTATTCTCCAGTTGTAGTTGATATTGACAACATTTGGGACAAAACAAGAGTTGTTGCTTCTGAGGTTAATGAAAACACTTATATGAGTGGAGAAAAATCTCTACAATTGTTGTGTCAGATTTCTACTACAAACAATGCAGTTTCTCCTGTTATTGATACTGCTCGTTCTAGTGCAGTATTAGTTTCAAATAAATTAAATTATCCTACTGAATCTAATACAAATGTGGCTTCTTTAGATACAAAAATAATGTTTGCTGGAGCAGCTGGAACTATTACTGGTGTTCCAAATAGTGGTGTGGCAGTAGCAGTTACTGGTGGATCATATAACTATGCTATTACTGGAACTCTATTAACTTTATCAGGCTCTCAATCCTTAACTCAAGGAACACAGTACTATTATGGAAATAAACTTTACCTATGTACTGTAGGAGGAACTGCTAGTGTCAGCGCACCTACTCACACATATGGTGTAGCAACAAATGGCACAGCAACTTTACAGTGGGTTGGAAGTGCATCTTCTATAACTTCTACTAATGCGACTGTTAGAGGATTAATGGCTGGACTTGGAATTGGTAGATATCTAACTACTGGTGGTTCTTCAAACACAGCAAATAATAGTACATGGATAGTTACTGGCTATGGTGATAATGGTACTACTGGAACTGTTTATGTAGATTCTGTTTCTGGGGCTGTATTCACTGCAGAGACAGTTACTTCTTCTGCAATTTATGTTGCAGTCAGAGAATTATTCTACGATGAAATCGCCCCACGTGGAGGAAGTTCGCTAAGTAAGTATGTAACAACACCTATTAAATTTGCGAATTCTTCTAGTTTCGTGAGAATTAAACTTGGAGCTAATTGCCCGAATGAGGCTGATATCAAAGTTTACTATAAGACTTGTCTGGGTGATAGCAAACAGTTAGATACTATTAGATATACGCTAGCCTCCGCTGATAATAATGGAATAATTAAAGTCGACAATGGAAACTATGCATTCTCTGATGTAGACTATACTATGAACAATATGACACCATTCGATACTATTGCGATTAAAATCGTTATGCAGTCCACTAATAGTTCTGCTACTCCAATCATCAAAGACTTTAGGGTTATTGCCTGCGCATAAAATGGATTATTTGAAAGTTCAAGGACATGATGGCTTAGTTAGAGATACCTCTACTGGAGCCATTATAAATACTAATAGAACAGAATATGAAACCTATATGAGCAGAAAAAAGATGGCTGAGCAGAGAGAGTTAGAGATTTCTCAACATACAGAAGACATAAATATATTGAAGAACGAACTGCAAGACATAAAATCTCTTATTTTACAGCTTTTGCACAAAAAAGATTGACTAAGGAAACTTAAATGCCAAATATTACATCCGCATCTATTACGCTAAGATCGACTAAGGGTAGTCCTCTTACGAATACAGAAGTCGATAATAACTTTAATAACTTAAACACAGCCATTGCGACTGGTTTAACTGCAGCCAGCTATACCGCAGCTGATGTTCTAGCCAAACTAGTTACTGTTGATGGTGCTGGATCTGGTCTAGACGCTGACTTACTTGATGGACTGACTACTGCTTCAGCAAATACAGCATCTACTGTTGTTGTTCGTGACGCTTCTGGTAACTTCTCTGCTGGTACTATTACTGCAGCGTTAACTGGCACAGCGACTATCGCTTCCAGCTTGAATTATACAGTGGCTATCTCTGGTGGTGGTACTGGTGCTACTACTGCATCATCTGCTAGATCTAACTTAGGTTTGGCAATCGGCTCTGATGTTCAGGCTTATGATGGTGAACTAGCTGCGTTGGCTTCTACCACTTCTTCAGCAAATGCACTACCTTACTTTACTGGCGCAGGTACTGCTTCTACTACAACTCTTTCTGCATATGGTCGCACTCTTATCGATGATGCAGATGCATCTACTGCTCGTGGTACACTTGGTTTAACGATTGGTTCTGATGTTCAGGCTTATGCGGCAAACTTAGCTGCACTTGCAGGTGTTTCTGGTAATGGTCTTTATATTCGTACTGGTGCAGGTACTGCTGTTAATAGATCAATTGCAGCTGGTTCTGGTATTACTGTCTCCAATGGTGATGGTGTTTCTGGTAATCCAACGATTAATGCAAACGTATTGTCTGTTCAGGGTAATACTGGTAACGTAATCGTTTCAGTTCCTGTTACTTCTGTTCAGGGTAATACTGGTGCGGTTATTGTTTCTAACATTGCTGGTAATGCTGCCACTGCCACCAACGCACATGCTGCACATACTTCTCAGTTCTCACACCATGCTCAGTATACTCCATGGTCTCAGGTTCAAGGTCGTCCACACCACTTATCTCAATTTGCCAACGACTTAGGTAACTATGGTGGTTGGGTTCCACATAATACTAAACATACTAACCCAGATGTCAGCTCTACCATTGGGCGAAATGCTGGTGGTGTAGGAAATTGTGGTAATATCGTATCTAGAAACGTATCGAGAATGCACTTAGATACAAACCACCATTTTGATCCTCACCACCACCACAATAATTGTACCAATTGTAACTGTAACTGTTAATAGGTAATAGGAAAACTATGCAATATATAACTAAACTCCAACATCGTGCTAGATATTTGGGATACCCAAATGCAGTATTACCAAAACATTTCGATGATTCGGTAGGTTTAACTGGTATCACTGATCCTGTAGAATACGATAGAATATCAGCTGCTGCTGACCCAACTATTTTCGAACAGATGGAATTTGATTTTAAGTGGGATTTAAATTTAACTGGTAATATTTTAAAAGCAAAATTTATTAATGTTACCGAAAATAATAGAATTATTAATAATTTTTCTATTGATATGTCATATTTAAGTAATGCAGACGCATGTACTCTTTGGTATATTAAAGATGATATTATTTTAAGTAATATATCCAAAGTACTTGATGCAGATGCAGAAGAACTAACTATAGTAGATACAGATCTAGTTAATTCTTTCGCAAATACTTTACCAACCAAAAATTTTAATATTTATGGAACCCATGGTTTAATAGTATTTTATGTGACTAAAGATAATCCAACTCCTGCTGATATTATCACTTGTATTATTAGACCTATAGTTAGCACAGATACGGACTATAATACAGTTTTACCAGAAATGTTAAGAAATAATATCGAAATTAAACCACTAGGTGATTATAGAGTTACTGTTACAGGTAATTTGACTAAGCATCCTGCTGATCCTACTACATTACTGATTATTGATACACTTTTACCAGAAATAACAGTGACATCTTCAACAGTATCTGGTGATATTGTTACAGTTAATTTTACAACAGATTCGAAAATCAATAACATTTATCTGGTCCAATCTGAAGGTTATTTACCAAAATTAAAAATCCCAGTTACTAATGGAACTGGTTCTTTTAAAGTAGTCACAACTGGTATGGATGCAGGTGATACTATTAAAGTTAAAATGGGTTTTAAATATTGGGTTAACAGAACTGAGTTCACTAAAATATTATAAAATTTATATTTTGAACATATCCTATCGGAGATAAATACTCTGATAGGATAATTTATTTTGAGGGATAGTATGGCAACTTTTGAAATTTCAGCATGGAGTCCAGCAGAAAAGGTTACTAAGAAATTATTTTACAATAGTTCTCTTAGCACATTAAAGTGGGAAGATGGTTCCAATGTTATTGCAGATGTTAGAACACAACCTGATGTTGTTTCTCCTGCAAAGATTGAACATGGTAAAAAAGATTTAAAAACTGTTAAGATTCAACTAGGTCTTTCTTGTAACTTTGAATGTGATTATTGCAATCAAAGATTCGTACCACATGCAGATGAAACTAATCCAAACGATGTAGATCCATTTGTATTGAATATGGACTCATGGTATGAAGGTGGGTCTGATGGATTTGGTAAAGATACAAACTTCGAGTTTTGGGGTGGTGAACCATTTGTTTATTGGAAAACAATGAAGCCTCTTGCAGAAGCACTTAATAAAAAATACCCAAATGCTCGTATGTCAGTAATTACAAATGGTAGTTTATTAGACATAGAAAAAAATGAGTGGTTAGAACGATATAATTTTGGTGTGGCGGTTTCACATGATGGTCCAGGACAACCAGTTCGTGGACCAGATCCTTTAGATGATCCAAAATCTAAAGAAGGTATTATAGATCTTTATAAAAGACTTGCACCAAAGCGTATGTTTAGTTTTAATTCTATGATTAACTCTAAGAATACTAGTCGTGCTGAGATTGAAAAATTCTTCTTCAATTTTGTTGATACTGAAATCGGTGAGAAATATAAACAGTTCTTAACAATAGGCGAAGGT